ATCGGAAAAAAGAAAGGGGCTTGACGCATAAAAAAAGCCTATTGACATAAAATGTCTTGTGAGTTTACAGTCCTCTTTGCCAATTTTGGCAGAGAGGATTTTTATGTCTGCACCTTTTGATAAATCTTGGGCGTTTGAAAAGCATTACTTTCATCATTCCAATCCCAACAGACCTTTGTGTGTGGTTTTGTACGAAAAGTGCATCATTAGGCCGCTGGTAGACTGGGCGTGGAAAGTTATAAAAGGTGAGAGTTCTGGCGATAAAAATACAGCGCAAGCAATTATTAAAAAATACGAATCTCATGCCGCAAAGATGCTTGGCGGCACACTGGCAGAAGATTGCGGTAAGTCTGTACTAATTGAAGATCATACTTATGAAGCGGCTCTGCGGCACGGCATGAGCCTGCTAGATGCCTATAAACCGCGTGACTGGGATGATGGCAAAGATGAGCGTCAGCTTATCGTCGTGCGTGATGAATTTGCAGATGTTCTTAAAAACACCATTGCAGGCGTTACAGAGGCGCATGAAGTTTACGGGCTGAACCGTATCACAGGCCAAAGCGAAATCCTTGCTAACTTGGCAGGGCTTGAACTGCCATACTCCGGCTTTCCTGATTTCTCACGACGTATTGAACTCAAAACAAAATGGTCAACAGCCGCTGCTACAAAGTCTGGCAAGCGCTCTGCCAGCTTGCCCTCAACCCCTGACTGGAATCATGTCCAGCAAGTAGCGGGGTACTGGGCTGGCACCGGGCTGATGCAGGCCATTGTCTATGCCAATGCCAAAGAATACAGAGTTTTTACTGAGGATAACTGTGACTTGCTGACCCATGAGGGCTTGCAATCTGTCCTGAATCACATGGTTGCCAAGCTGGCAATCAGGGAAAATTTACTTAAAAGCTGCGATTCGATTGAGCAAATGCTGCGCTTGATTGAGCCAGATTTCAAACACTTCTTTGCGTGGGATAAACGCCCGGAAGTGGTCAACGACGCTAAAAAACTATGGGGGTTCAAATGAATAAATATTTGCAACTGCATATAGAACAGGCCAGTTACGCAACGCGCAGGCGGCTAAGAATGGCAACCATAATCACTAAGCTGCTGGCTTATGTAGCGCTTGGATACGCCGTGGTGATCGGCCTGTGGTGGTGCATCGTCGTGGTCTTTGCCATGACGCCGGGGATGTGATCATGGAACAGGCAACTTTATTTGAGGCAATGGAAGCACCACGCAACCAGCGTGAGGCCCGGTTCATGGAATTTCACAGGGCAAACCCGATTGTGTATCGGTTGTGGGATCAGTTCACAAAAGAGGCGCTTGCAAAAGGCCATCGGCGTGTTGGCTCACAAATGATCATTGAGCGTATCCGCTGGGAAACAACCATCAACATCATTGATGCACGGCCAGATGGCGAGGCATTGAAAATCAACGATCATCACAAGCCGTACTATGCGCGGCTGTGGATGAAAAATAACCCCAACCATAAGGGTGTGTTTGGGATCAGATCAGTCGAGGGTGATAATGAGTGAAATACCGAAAGAAATAGCCGTAGCGCTTGTGGCTTATCAAAAAGATCAAGCCGGGCTTGTGTTAGATTCACAAGGCCAGCGTAGCAAATATGCGTCACTGGGCGCAATAATGACGCAAATAAAAGAGGCTGCTGACAAATATAAATTAGGGGTCATTTGCCTGCCGAAACACACTGAAGCTGATGGCTGGCACATACAACCCGTGTTGGTTCACGAATCTGGGGCAACGTGGTCAGGTGACGCAAAATATCCAATGGAAGTCGATGACTTCACAAATTCACAAAAAATTGGGTCTGCTTTATCTTATGGCAGGCGCTACGCTTTGATGGCAATGCTTGGTATGGCCGCTGGCATCCAAGACATAGATGTCGAAAATGATGACGATGATGGCGATATTAACGGGAATCTGGACACACCACCAAAGTCGAAAAAAGAGCCAGTTTATGACATGGCATCGTTAGAGGCCAAAATACAATCATTTAAAACGCGGGTCAGCTTGAACGCTTGGATCAGCGAAAACAATGCGCTCTGGACATCAATGAACAAATCAAATCCAAGCGAATATAACCGCCTTTACGCAATCTGGACAAAACAGGAAAAGGATATAGAAAATGGCACAGCCTGAGTATAAAGCAACTCAAAGCCGCTTAGAACGCGGCATAGAGGTAACTGATAGCATCAATATCAGCTTTTGGTTCAACATCAAAGACCCTGACCTCAAAGCTCGTCTGGACGCATATTACACGGAAAACAAAGACGACTATCAGCAGCAGCCGGGGCTTGAACTGCAAGTCAAAATTGGTGATCATTTTCATAGGATTTGCAGATCGCGCTTGTATCTGAATGATGGAGCACCGCGCCAAGTATCACCAGCGCCAGCCCCAGCACCGGCACCAGCACCGATACCTGTGGTCAGCAGTGATCCATTTGACCCTACGCCGCCATTTGAGCCCACACCAACACCGACAAGGTATGGCAACAATGGCTAGTCAACAGTTGCTGACAGTCAGAGAGGCGTGTGACGAATTGTTTGGCGAGGGCTACACAGAATCAAGCCGCAAGCGCTTGCGCCGGTGGATCAAGCAAGGCCAGATCAATGCAATCGCTGATGGCTCACGCTATTTTATACCGCGTTGTGAAATTATAAAGTTAGGGGGGTTGGATGACCAAACGCAAACCGTGGAGTGATGAGGCCAGAGCCGCGCAATCAAAGCGGCTCAAGGCTTACTGGGCGGCCAAGAACGCTGCTTTTAAACCTTGGTATCAACAACTATGGGAGAGGGTAAAAAGGGCGCTATAAGCGCCTTTTTTATTATGAAAAGATTGCAGCAGCGGCAGACCTTGCTTTTTGTTGTTTAGCCTCATTTTTTGAGTAATGTCCATATTGTCGGTAGGTAAATGATGGGTTGCTATGCCCCATCAACGCAGCAACCTCTGCCCAATCCTCACCTAGTGCTGACAACTGCACGCTGGCAAAGAAGTGACGCATATCACCCCAGATTATCGCTGTGATGCCTGCACGCTCACTTGTACGCTTAATAAGTTCACGCAATGTCTTTTTCTGCTTTGGTAATCCGGCAGCACTGCCAAAAACCAAATCATCATTTGAGGTGTAAAAACTTTGAACTTTTAATTCACGCAACAATTGAATTGTCTCAGCAGGCACTGGGATTGTACGAAATCCACGTTTTGTTTTTGGCTCACCGATTTTGCTGGTTTCAGTTTTTACAGCCTGTTTAATGTAAATCGTTTGATCATCAAAGTTTACACTACCCCACGGCAAGGCTCTTAATTCACCCTGACGTATTCCACTTGTAATTGCAGTTATTATCATAGCGCGACTTACTAATGTCTCACCATTTAAACCATTTTTCAAAAGTTGTTTTATTGTTTCCGGTTGGATGCGTGGCGCACGATCTGATATCTCAGTGGACAATCCAAAAGACACTTTGTCTAACGGATTTAAATTTACCCAGCCCTTGCCTTGGCAAAAGTTAAAAAACGCTTTTAACACTTTGATGCGTTTTTCAGCAGTTGATTTGCTGTTTGATTTTGCTTTTATCTCACGCTTGAAAGCCGCAGCCAATTCATCTTTGTTTTCTCTTACAACCAATTTATCTAGCGCGTGTTTTGCAAATATTCGACCATCGATCATAATTGCTAAAACAAACTCGATTCCACGCTTTAGGTCTTTGTAATGGGCGAGGCTTATTTCTTCATCCCCAACACGACGCATTTGTACCGCTAAATATTTGTCACTTGCGTCTGAGCAATTTGTGACCCTTGCTGGCTGACTAATCACGCCAGTCAGAAATTCGGCTTTTAATAATTCTGCCTTAACAATGGCTGCGTCATATGTTTTAAAATTACCATATGAGTGAGACAACCCCACTCTGCTCGCATTGATGACGTAGTAACCACGTTGCGCCCAAAACTTTACTGTCAAATCCTTCATTTTGTCTCGCCTTTCTTGACTTTTTAAGAATCATTTATGACACAATATGTCAATCACGACAAGAAAAACTACAACAAACCTACAACAAAACAAAAAAACAACCCCCAGCCTTTGATGGCTAGGGGCTTGTTTTTGAGGCTGTGCTTGGATTATAAGTGGCGGGAGTGACGAGACTTGAACTCGCGGCCTCCGGCGTGACAGGCACGATTTAAGCGGTTTTTTAAGGTCAATATTAAGCATTTCTGGGATTTTTTGGTATGTGTTGGTAGCCGTTGGTAGCCAGAAACCTACAACAAAACTACAACAGATTTATGCCCTTGCAGTCTTAGCCGATTGGTTAAATGCTTTTGCAGTCGGAGCGCCTTTGCTGCCAACTTTCCGCATCCGTTCAGGCGTCTTGCCAGCCTTTTTTTGCGCCTTGATCCGCGCACGTTTCTTTGCAATGTTGCGATACAATCCCGGCGGCTTCATGGTCAAACCCTCCGCAGGCTACGGCCACCCATGCGGCCAGCCGGCTTTTTCTTTGCCGCTGTTTTTGTCGGCTTTTTCTTCACTGGCTTTTTCATATATCCCGGCATTGCTCTTACCTTCCTACTTTACGCATCGCCATTCGGTGCGCTTCTGTGAATGTCTTACCGCCCCGAATGGCTGCACGCATTGATGTCATATGCTTGGCCGTGTGATGAGCGCCATGACGCTTCAGCGCGGTCTGCTGCCGTGCTGTCAAAGCCTTTGGTTTCCGCATTATGATCTCCGTGATTTTGCGCCAGCGCATTTCCAGCGGGCGCGGGATAGCCTCAACGGGCTATTTGGATTGCGTGCAGCTTTCGGGTTCTTCTTCATCTGCCCTGCGCTACGAGCGCAATAGCTATCACCCTTTGATGTGCCGGGCCTAACCCTTGCACCGCCGCCCTTGGCCTTGCCTGCTTGGCCGTAACTGACCCGCTTGCCTGTGGCCGTGATTTTAACCTTGGCCTTGCCCTTGGCTGGCTTTGCTCTAGCCATCTGCAAGCGCCCTCATACGGTCTACAAGCCGCCTAGCTCTGTTTGGCACTTGTGTATACCAGCGGCTATCAACCATCTCATCAGCGGCAGCTTGCCAGTCACGCGCATCAACCCCTGCTTTCATGCCCTTAAATTTAGACAACCGTGGCCTGCCCATGTTGAACATCATATTACATATAATCCGCTGAGCTTCCTCTGGCAGTTCGCTAAAATCTAAATATAGAACTTTGCACTCATCTATTGTCACGGCCATGTCTAAATCAAACAAGCGTTTGACGCGCTCTTGCTCTACAACTGTGCCAACAGGCTTGCCGTGTTCGCTGTCAGATTCAGTAATTAAATGCCCAATACCGCAAGTTGGCAGCCCAAGGTGATCTAAATACACCTCGTATTTACAGCCTTCGTCCTCTGCGATTTCTTCACGCAAACGATCTTTATTCATTATTTTTTCCTAAACTTGTCTATGCCCTTGATGCCAAGCGCACTGGTGCAAACAAGGAAAACTAAATATTGATACCATTCGGGCAGTTCGTTAAGGCGGTCAAAGCCAGCCTTTACAACCTCTTCCATACCCGGAACAAAAACCAGAACCACAGGCACAAGCACGACAATCGTAACAGCCTCATCGCGCCAGCTATTCTGGGTAGACTGCGCCATGATTTTTTCCCACTCGGCCACGCTTGTAGCTGAACTAACCAATACCTTTGCTTTGGCTTCTGCCTCTGCTTTGGCAACCGCGCCCTTTGCTTTTGATTGCTCGACTTTGTTCTCAAGAAACGAGCCAGCAAGTGAAGCTATTGGGCCAATCAATGCTGCAATCATCTGGACAAAACTCCCTTCGGCAACTGCTTACAACTCCAACCCACAGGCCTATAACCGCGCATATGAATATGCACCCTTTCAGCTAATACCAACGCATGTGCCTGACAGGCTTGCTCAGTGTCCTGCCATTTTTGTGCTTCAAGAAATGTGCATTGGCCTTGCTGAACGGCGCTTGTACCGATCAAGCAGGCGATTACGATGGCTTGGTACATTATTCTTTCGGTTTTCTGTCTGCGTATGCGTTAGCCCCGAAATAGGCAGCACAAAGCGCTGAGTTCGCCACAAAGTAAGTCGGAGCAATATCGGTGATCATTTTTGCAGCATT